AATATCTTATCGGCACTCCAAACATTGGCCGTATCACCATTGCCTTTTGTATCGTCTAATAATGTTCCCCATAATATTTTTTTTGATGTCGGAGTTCCACCAGGATCATCTACCCAATATAAGATATCTGTAAGTTGTGGGTCGGTATTTTCAGGAAGATTTGTAATCTTGGAATCAGCAAAAGCAATCCCATGAATTCCAATCAGTAAAATTAATATGTATAAATATTTTTTCATATCCCATTCCTCATTTGAAATCATTATAATGTCCCATTGGCAAGGGCAGCGTTTGTGATTTGTTTTACTGATACGTCATCTGCATAAAACTCTGAGACTTTGTCTGATTGTATAAAAAGACTTTTTGTATCCCCACTTGCGCCAGATTGAAAGATTTCTGAAACATTAACCCACTCTCCTGTTGTAGATGTGGTTTTACCATCCCAAACATCAACACCAATACTCATTAAACAGTCGCCGCTCTCAATATATACCCACGCATCAAATAAATAAAAACTGCCTAAAGTAAATGTAAGAGTGTCTTGAACAGCACCACCCCAAGTACCATCAGTTTCAATATGACGAGAGTATGTTCCGCTATGTTTTCTAGTTGAACTTCTTTCGTTGGTTACTGGATCGCTATGATCTTCCCAATTACTATCAAGCTCCATATCTCCATTTGTAACAAGTTCACTCCCCAAAGCTGATTCATAAATAATTTCATTGTCTTGGAATTTTCCGGTCGCATCTGAAAGCTCAAGAGTCCCTGTAGTCGTTGTAAGCATGACAACGCGCCGTATTGTTGCGGTATGTCCAGACTCCGCTCCTGTAATAGTGTTGCCCGGCGTAAATGTTCCGTTTGGATCAAAATTATCAAATTTTAAAACCGGCATCCATGTTTTAACTGCTTGAATTTGTATTGCTGCATCTGGTCTTCGGGCCATGTCTATAATTCTAAATTGATCCGAATCAAAAGTTACAAGTTCTAAAAGCGCATCATACAAAGGAGTTTCTTCACCAGGTCCCGTGCTTTCATCTAGAGCGCTTGTTCCGTCTTCCAGTAAAAAAAGCCCCCCGTCTTCTAATAATAATTTGACGGCTTCAACCTCAGCAACCGTTTCAACATGAGTAAAATTAATAATATCGCCGCGCATTAAATCAGTTAAATAATATCCTCCAACAAATTCAACCAAAAGACGCGGGGCCGCAAGGTCTTCTTTTATCCAATCTAAAACAGCCTGCGCCTGTGTTGACCCAGGAATGTATGGTAATGAAAAACCATCACCGGTTAATGTTCCAAATTTTGCAATGGATAGTGCATCAGTAGCAGTTACAATTGATCTATCAGCTTCAATTTCATTGTTATATCCTGCCCAGTCACGTTCATATGTTCCAGTTAGGGTGTTTTTAATTTGAGCCCTCAAAGTAAATTTTTCCCAAATCTGCCCCAGATCTACACGGTTGGCATCAATGCTTTTATCCGTTGTAATGGTATCTGGAATATGTATTAAAAAATGTACTCCCGCTTCCCAGAACTGAATAGACTTAGCATAGTACGCGACTTCTTTTAAAAGCTCTCTAGCATTTGGTCTTTCTAAAATCGCGAATGCAAGTACAAAAGATTCAGTATTATAGTAGGCCCCGGCTGCAGTATAGGTAGTTGAGTCAATGACATCATTCAGCGTTAATCCGCATCGATGTCCTAAAATGTGCTTTGAAATATGATCTGGTCTTTCGATAAGAGCATTAGGCGTTCCTGTATAAGTTCCCGAACCGTCATCTTGCCAGCCCTGAACATCAGCAGATACTTGCCCCCCGATAACAGTATCCGCAACGCTATTGCCTACTAAAGTCACCGTTCCGGTTTTTGTTGCTGATCCTGTCTTGCTCACCGTTCCTGTCTTGCTCGCCGATCCTGTCTTGCTCACTGTTCCTGTCTTACTTGCTGATCCTGTTTTTGTAGTTGCACCACCGGTATATGTCACTACCTTGTAAACTTCATATACCATGCATTGTTCGCCACCGCTAGTATTAAAATTTATGCCCTCAGCCCAATCCGTATCACTGGATTGAAACCTAAACCATCCCTTAGATGGCGGGTTCACAGTACCCAATGGAGTGTTATCTGTTTCAGTTACAGTAATATCATGGCCGTTTCCATGCAATAATGCCCAAAATTCTTGTTTGGTAATAGTTCCATAGCTGGTAGATGGAAACGATATGCGAAGATAACCAGATGAGGTAGCATGATATACATTTGCATAAGTTTCAGAATTTCCGTCATACGCATAAGTAGGATTAGCACAATTACTACTCGTGTTTCCATTCGGATTGATTTCTAGAGATGCATAATCTACTGTAATCGCAATATTATCATTAACACCAATATTATCGTCAACATCAATGGTGTCGTCAACATCAATAGTATCATCAACATCAATAGTATCATCAACATCAATGGTGTCGTCAACACTTAGATTTACTTGTCTAACCAATTTAGGTAGGGTCGTAAATTTAATTACTGCTTTATCCCCATAAGTTCCATGTTGATCCCCAGATTGCCCGGTATATGCTGTATAATTTCCTGCTGGCTGTAAGGTATGTTTTCGAGTCCTGGGGTCATAAACATAGACAGCATCAAACGCTTTTATTGCATGGCCGATTATATAAAAATATTCTGTTTGTTTTTCGGCAACTACCGCCCCTAAATCATGCTCAGTAGCTGTTGATCCACCAGCCCCCCTTGTGCATCCAGTTAATGTGTTTGTTGATTTCCCAGTGTAAGAAATTTCTTCTTCGTCAATATAAATTGATCCTGAAGAACCAAGCCCGGAAGCATCCGTTAAATCAATACTCGTTTCAGAATCGTCAAGATCTTCGGCTAAGGTAGTCATCCATCCAGCATTTACGGCCATGAAGGGAACTTTTTTTGCACTTCCATAAACTTGTGGCAGCATTTTGCCAACATCATCAGGATCGGCATCGGGATAAGTATCAGTCTCTACAATATCGTGCGAGAATTTATTTGCAATGTCTAATTCATACCCGGACAACACTAAATCAACCGATTCAAGCGACATATTAATAATATCTTCTACCGAACCTTTAAAAATAAGGACCTTATCTTCACTGGCCGAAGCTCCATTAAATATCTCATAAATAGTTATTATCGTATAATGAGGATCATATTTTGAAAACAAGGTTGAGAGTTTATCCTCTCCACCCACTGGGACATCATTGTCAATCGTAACGCGGGCCTCGCTCGGTTCAACGTCATATGTTACCGGGTCAATACGACCCAGCCTAATCGTACCCCAATTTAAAATTATCGGTTCATATAATTGATCATTATAAACACATTCCGATCCGGCATCACCCCAAACACGATCACAAAGATATAACGTTAAACTACCGCCATCAAACGCAACTTCCATAAGTCGAACAATATCAACATGCGGATTGTCTGATGCTGTTGTCGCTTGTGCTGATAGGGTTTTGCTCATAACAATTCAATAAGATTAACAGTTACTTGCGTATAAGACGAATCGATTAAAGTAAAAACGGGTATATCCACAAACCTTGCAAGCCAGTAATTTCCATCATGATCTTTAATATAGAAAGGATAGGCATAATCATCTATAAAAGATATCACCGTTTCAAAATTTGTAAGTTGCGAAGACGAAAGCAAAAATGAATAGTTCCTCGATTTCCGTTTAGCCCCTCGTTTTGTTGACCTGGAAAGGCCACCGACTGAACGATTCCATTGAATATTATCAATGTCAGTTTTTCGCGGAATTGGATTTTGTTTTAATTCAAATGAATACCCCAAACTCATAAAAATTTCTGAGCATTTAGGATTTTCCATTGATGTAACCGTAACCCGCCAATAGCGCTTTGTAAGCGCCGTAGAAATTGTTTTAATAATTTGTCGATTATCGCCTTGTGTCCACCCCGTAACCGCATCATTCCAATTAGAATCATCAGTTGACCACTGCCATGCAATGTCTTCATCGTAAAAATTATGTTTTGCAATGGCTAAAAAGTCAATCGGGATATTATCTGTTGCCCCCTGGTCAACATGAAAAGTTTTTGCTTCCGTAACCGTATCTTTCCAGAAAAGAGATATTGCCCGGTCGTATAATCGTGATTCAGGAAATCCTGTGTCTGCTGTACCCGTAACCGTTACGGTCCCATATTCTAAAAGATTTCTCGGATAGAAAGTTATTGATGCCATTTAATTCCACCTAACAGATAATTCATTAAGTGCTTTTTGCATTTCAGCCGCTACAATTCTAGCAGAGTTTGCATCTCCAGACATAAAAGTTGGCGAAATCGTAATATAATTTTCAGTTAAATTTTGCTCGGCTTCCCATGTCCGGGTCAATTTTTCAATCTGCCCTTGTGCTGTTTCAATTTGCCCTTTAAGAATATTTCTGTATGTTCCGAACATATAGGGCTTATGGCCCCGGCTAACATCTTGAAGCTCAACTTGACGCTCGGCAATAAAATGAACCATGTCAGCTAATTTACGTTCATAGTTTGAATTCACACTCTCCAAAGCTGACGATAAGGCTCGCGTTGCCCCAGATGCATTAATAGTATAATTAGTTCCCAGATTTTCTACATAATTAGAAAAATCTGTTACCTTGTTTCGCAATTCTTCGATCTTCTCTGAAAAAGGTAGTTTGGTTGAACCTTCCATTGTAGCTTTGAAAGGAATTTCTATAGGCTCTTTAAAGTCATTAGAAGGTGTTAATATATTAGTTAATTGATATTGACGCCCCCCCGAAATATAATTTGTCTTGCCGTATTTAAAGATGTCAGAATTTACAAAATTTTTCCATTTTGACCATAGTTTATCGATTGTAGTTGCAGTTTTCTCAAGTACATTCCAGAAGGTTTTAAAAACATTTATAGCTCTTTCTGCCCAATCCTTAATATTACTTAACCATTCTAAGAATTTTGATTTTATAAGATCCTGATTTCTCCTAACCCATATTTCAGTTCTGTCTGCTAACTCACGAATTTTAGGCACTAATTTATTTTCAATCACCGGCATTAATTCCTTTATTTTAATAAGCAGTTCTTTCGCGCCTGTCTTCAATAAATCAAAAACACCGGCATCCATAATTATATTTCTAAACTTAAACCATGCATCACCAAACATGGACATTAAGCCTTTCCATGTTCCAGCCAATTCATTAGTTGCACCCTTAAATTTGCTCGTAACGGAATTCCATGCCTTAAACATCATTTCCTGCGTTTCTTTAGCCGAATATTTTACACCAGCAGTAAAACCTAACATCGATAAAATACCGCGCTCTCTGAACATATCCGCTGCCGCTGCACCTGCTGAATACATCCTGATAACCTGACCCGTTGTTTCTTGTATGCTTAAACCAGATGCTGCTGCTAAATCGCCAATCATGGGCATCCATCTTGCAATTTCATTAACGCCATTCTTCATTACTCCTGCAAGTGCCGTTGCTGATCCCATGATTTCTTCATATGTAAAAGGAACCTTGCTGGCATAATCGGCCATTAATTTAAAAAGTCGATTGCCCTTATCAATACCGCCAAGCAATACCTTAAGCCGAACCCTAAACCCCTCTGCTGTACTCGCAGCATCAATAAAGCTGCCTGAGATTTTCTTAATACCCCAACCCGCAAGCGCAGTAATAGCTATACTCTTTAATGAAAACAATTTTCGGCCTAATCCAGTAACCAATCGGCCCATTTTGCCGAGAGTAGTTGAAACCATGCGATATCCGGTTTTTAGGCCAGAACCAAGAGGCTTTAAATCCCCTCGTATTGCGACATATGCGGTTCCCAGACTCATTTCTTTTTTCCTAATTCATCAATTAGCATAGCAATTATATCTAAACATTTTAATTTATTCTTGACCCCTACAAGATCCATAATTTTAAAAATATCCAGTTGTTCTTGCCCTAAAAACAATCGGCTAAAAACATCAAATATGATTTCATTTTCCGGCGTTAATTTTTCCGGCTTGCAAGTTTCGCAAGGTGGCTCATCGTCAGGATAAAGAGTGGCGTATATTTCCCGGCATTCCTTGCAGGTTATTCCTTCACCAGACCACCGGCACCACTCGACAAGTTTTTTTCCAAATCCTTGTTTCGCTGTTCCTTCTCACCGCTCAAGATTTCAAGGCATTCATTTACAAAATTATTGAACTCGACCGAACCAAACATCATTTTTGTTTTGTTTTCTTTCGTACAAGGGATGTCCTTACCATCGGGAGTTTTAATTTCCCAATCAGTAATGATGTGATCAATTAATAATTCTTCCCGCTTTTGTTCATCGATTATAACTTCGTACTCAATTCTTTGTAGCCCTTGCCGCCGATCAATCTTTCCGTTTTTTTTCCGTGGCTGAATATGTTCAACTTCTTTTTTTATGGTTTCAGCATCAATTTGTTTAATAACACTCTGCTCAGGCAAACGAATTTTAACCCGTTCCGGTGGATCTGTTTCTCCAGGATATTCAAACCACTCACCAGGATTCAAGTTTTGAATATCAAAAGGCATAATATCAGCTCCGTTTCGCTCCGTTATTTTAATGCGGGCGGTCGGCCCGGAGCGTTTAACCGACCAAAGGGAACATCCCTGCCCGCATATACTAAATAAATCGCATAGCTCCAACAATTTTCCCAGAAAAAGAAAAATTCATCAGATCACCCTTGTCAGACGATATAGTCGGTTCCTCATTAATTAAGATATGAGATACCGGAACATTCGCGGGAAGCCCGCCGCCAGCAGCCGTTGTACTATTTGGCGTATAATAGGATACTGAATCAACATAAAGTCTTAAATCAGTAATTTGAGATTGATAAAAAAACGCCTGCCGGATTAAATCCTGTCCCTGAGTATCGTCTTTTTTGAATCGACCTGAAGCCGTAACCGTTCCCCCGGTAATCAATCCAGCTAATACCTGTTCATAATCATCCCCATACTCAGTATCATCAAGCAGGGCAAAAGACCCTCCGCTGATTTCCCAAGTACCCATACCCAGAATTTTATTAGAGCCAAGAGACACCTTCTGATTGATTCCGACTTTACTTTCATTTGCCATTTTAGTTCACCCCTTTCAATTTTTTATATAGCTTGTGAGTACCCCAATCTACAGCAAGCAATGATAAATGTTTTACGTCAATTGACGTATCTACAAAAATTTTATATCCGGCTTTTCTCAGCCGATTACAAAATTGAATATCTTCAGCACCGTCTTCAAACCACGGTTCATCGAGATCAATAAATATGCTCGTATCATATAAAACACATCCACATCCGGTAGCATCAATTTCTATTAATCCTTTTTTTTCAATTTCTTCGTCTGATATAAGTCTTCTTTTGTCGGGTGTTCCGCGCATTAATAAATGATCAAATGGAGGATATCTTCTATGTACTTTGGCGTGTACAATCGGCTTGTTGTGTGAAAGTAATTGATCAATCAAATTGTCATATTCGGTAAATTCATCTGTATCCATCATTAAAATATGAGTGCATCCACAGTACAATGCTTTCCGAACGAGATCATTTCTTACAAGGTCCAAGCGGCCCGGCTGGTCCGGGCATAAAAACTCAAACCCTATTGGGTCCCCGGCACGATAACGATTAATGAGATACCGAGACACAATCCGCATTGATGAAAAATGATAGTTAGAATAAATCATCTGGAACGTAAGTGGTTCTGCATAAGCAACCTTTACTCCAAATTTATCAACCATGCGTTCCCGTTTGCGCCAAAGATAACGTTTATAATCGTGCTTCCATACATTTTCATTATATGATTTTTGATATCCTGCATCCCATTTTGCAGACCGATTTATCGGATGATTATGTTTAATTTTTGAATCTTCGGCAAAAGCCCACCTCCCTAATTCTTCA